ACTCCATTTCAAACTAAACATTTAAGCCATTTCTCGCATGAGGATGGCTAAATTGTTTGAATTTTGTAATATACATCATCTGCGTTTAGTTTCTTCCGTACGTAGATGATGTATATTGTTTTTATCCCTATTTCTTTGCCTCTACAATTATAGCATCATAGCCTGCCTTCTTCAACTTCTGCATCATGGATTCGGCATTGGATTTTATACTGTAACTACCGACCTGAACACGATAAAGTACATCCTGCTTGTTCGCAGATGCCTTCTTCAATCGTGCGTTGACCTCATCGGCAATCTGTCCATGTAGATTATAAAGGTAATCCCCCGGACAAGATTTGTTTGCAAACCATCTGTGGACCGTCATGTTCTGCTTGTCGACCTGACCAATCAGATTCTTGTCAGCCTTCCACTTCAGTTCCGGTATATTGTTTCTCTGACAGATATCCACCAACAGTTCAATTAGTGCCTTGTATGCGGCATCGGTCACCTTGTATGGACTCGTTTTGTCGGATGCAACCTCAATTGTAATTGCTCTATGGTCATTTTCTCTACTTGAAGAACACCAACTTCTGTCTTTTTCCTCAACAGAAAGTCCAATGCTTCCGTCTTTGCCTACAACATAATTAGAAGAACAATCTCTGTCTGTTGTGGCAAAATAATCACATCCCTGCTTTGCGGTCAATTGACCAACAATGCAATGAATTGTAATCGTATCAATCGCATGGTTTCTGTTTACTGTTTTGTGTGGAGAAATTCTTTTATAACTAACTAAAGGACTATTTGTAAATCCCATTTTGTAACACTCCCTTTTTATTCGTTAACCTTTGTCTTTTCCTCGATTATTCTGCGCATTTCATCCAACGCATCATCGATAATCATATCAAGTTTCTCAAGTAATGCTTCTTGGTCAGCCACTTTGCTTAAAATTGGGTAATCCTTATAAATCTGCTTAATAACCTCAGACCTCTTAATTGGACCTGCCTTAACCCATTTTTCGTACTCTTCTTCCGCATCGGTAACTAATTTCAATGCGATGTTCCGAATCTGATTAAGAGCAATATTTACTTTCTGCTCATTGGATAACGAAAGATAATTCTTGATTCTTGTGTATGCTAAAATACCAAGACCAATAACAACAGTAATCAGTGTCCAATTCTCATTGATAATCTCCAAGAATTTCTTAATACCATTCAATAAAAATGTCATAGTTCTTCCTCTCCTTCCTCGTCAGCCTTCTCACCAACGATTGCCTTTGAAATTGTGATGCCGGCAAGTGCCAATGCCTCGACTCCCCCGGCACCTAACGTGTACTGAATCAGTGTGTCAGGAACGCTTCCCTTCACGCAGAAGATAACCGTCATCGCAATGATGAAGGAAGCAATAAAGATTCCCAATACAATCAGTACAAGGTTTCGTGTCTTTATCTTCTTCATGACCGGTCCCCCTTAATCGAAATCGTTCTCTGAATTGATTTTGTGGTACAAATTACGAAGGTACTTCGTGTCTTCCTTAATGACACCGTTCGTGATGTTCTTCTTCTTGACATACTCTTCGTAAAATGCCATTTGGTCAACAACGTGTTTCCATTCTTCCCGGCTATGTCTGTCCCCTTTTCTGCACGAAGAAGCAAAACCAAGAATCGACCATCGAAGGTCATTCGCATTCTTGTTTTCGAAATCCTTCTTGAATGTCTCCATTTCAGCACTAAGTGCATCTACCTTACTGTATAATTCCGCATTGGTCTTTCTGCCAATCCACTTCAGCAATACGGACCACGGATTGATTTTTATTGGTGTGACCTCGACAAGTGTCAGAAATATTAAGACCAACACACCGATGCCACCTGCCCCCAATTGACTTAATATCTCTTGTAGTGTCATAGGTTTTCCCCCTTAAATTTTGAATATAGGGAGTACCATCGGCACTCCCTATTTGCGTTACTCAGCAACGTAATCTTCGCCAATGTAACTCTCATACTGTTCCGGTGTAATCACACCATCCTTGACATCTGCTTTTGCCAAGTCTCTCACAAGTGGCTGCATGGAGTCATCAAGACTTTCGAAAGTCTTTCTACCCTTCTTGATAAGTCTCCAATAACTCTGTGCAATTGGAACTAAGTTGATGTTTGCCATTCTTTTTCACCCCCTATGCTAACATGATTTCATATAAACCAGTGATTGCCTCATCTTGGGCAATATTGATTTCATCTTGTACTAACTGCATCTCATACAAGGAAACTACCGCCTCGTCAGATGCCAAAAGCAACTCTTCTAACTCCTCGACTTTTGCTTCCATCTCAGAAGGATTGGAGTAGTTCGGATTCAGTACAAATTCTCCGTCAATGTAGAAGTACTTGTCCGGGATGACTTCCACCGGAACAGATTCCACTTCTGCAACAGAGAAGTCATCATCGATGAAGTACATCTTATTTCCGACCTTCCACTTTTCTTCTCCTTCAAATGTTCCAAATTCAATGTCATTGGAAATGACAAGAATCAGATTTCGATTGTCTAACAATAATTTCATTTTATTCCCCCCTTGCGAGTACAAACTTAATGTAGGTTGTGTGATTACCGATTTGGAAGTATCCCGGACTTGAAATCTTATCATTAGGATTTTGCCTCAGGTATTTGCTTGTACCCAACAGATATAATCCATCTTTGTATACGATGTCATACAACACTTCACCGAATTTTATCGTGGTAAAATTCATATTTATTCCGGTGTCGAAATAAATCATCCTTCCGGTCGACGTATTCTCCAACAAGAACAAGATGTCATTTGCTACCTTTGGTCGATTTAACGAACTAATAGCAACATCTGTATATTGAGACGTAAATGTTGGTGATGTTCCCGGATTTTCTTCAGAACGTCTGACCATAGCCTCACCGCCTGATACTTGTGCAATAACAAGTCGGTTCTGATAAGACACTAATCCGCATGAATCGTAAGTAGAACCACCCATTGACTTTGATGTCCATGTCGCAAGGTCTGCGCTAATGTAAAGCACGTTTGAGTTTGAAAAATCAGCAAGAACAAAATACACGTTGTTTACGTGTTCTATCCATGCTTTGTACGTTGCTGTTGTGCTGATTTGATGATAACTCCACGTTGTACCGCCATCACTTGACCAAAGAAGATAAGTTCCTCTGCCGTTTGTATAATTGCAAGTCGCACAAACAAAAAGGCTTCCGTTGACTTCTTTCACATCTGAGTAGGTGTAGTATGTGGACACACCACCGACAAGGTCATATATAGGATTGGTTTTGGTATATGTTCCGTCTTTAAGAGACATTTTCACCAATTGACCTTCCGAGCCACCCATCCACAGATAATCACCGATGATTTTTGCAAAGTGCGCACCTGATGTAGAGCCAAAGTGGTAAGTGCCAATCTGCTCCAAAGTGATACCATCATCTGTCTTGTAAATGGTCGCATCATATGTGTCATTCGAAATGACAATGAATCCACCTGCCGAACCACCGGACCACAGAAGCACTGTCTTTCCACCTTCTACATCGTAGGCAATGCCAAGCGGCACTGTCTTGCCACCTTCCACAAGGTATGCTTTTTCCAATAATGCCGCCTTTGCGGTTTCAGTAAGGTATGTGTTTCCCATGTTACCACCTACCCCTTCGCAAAAATGATAGTGCCGTTGTTATAGTTTACGTTTGCTCCCTCGCCCGGGTCGGCATCCAAAACCACGATGTTGCGCACCAACTGACCACTGTAGTTTGTGGTTGCAGGAGCAGAGACATCTCCACCAAGTGTTCCTGCGGTCACATCGGATGCAGGATGCTTATGTGTCACGTTGTTGTTGCCTTCTGTTACATGACCATTCTTATCCACAGTGACATTCAAATACGTTCCTGCGGTAACTCCGCTTGTCGGATGCTCATACTCCGACACGTTGTCTAACTTCTGCTTGTCTTCTGCAGTGAAGGATGCCGTGGTGTTGTCAAGAATGTCCTTGTTGTCGTGTGTATGTGCAGATGCATCCCAATTCGCAATCTGTGTTGGAGTGGCAATGCCGCCACCATTGAGAAGTTCATGCACATCATCAACGATGTTATTCGCATTCTGCGTTGCGGCATTCGATTCTGTGATTGCCTTGCTGAATGCGGTCTGTCTTTCGACCTCTGCCTTTACTCTACCTTCTTCCGCAAGGATTCTGCTTTCTTCGGCTTCTTCGATTCCAATGAGTGCGGTCAAAGTGTCGGACTCATAACTTGTTCCGTCAGCATAGTTGACATGGAAGATATGGTCATCATCCAAGGAGATGGATGTGATTCTTCCGTTGTACACTTCATTGGCTTTCAGGAGTGCCTGCTCAAGTGCCGTGTAGGTCGGTGTCTTCGTTGCTCCGGTATCGTCTGCTTCACTCTCGTTCACTTCCATTGCGAAGGACGGAGACATGAGGACCGCACCATCATCGATGACCTTGAGTTTCATCTTCACAAGACCTTCCGCATCAATGTCTGTCCGAAGTACATCATAGATAATCTGATTCTCTTCGATAACGCACTCGTTGATGCAAGGTTCGGTCATGTTCGGTTTTGTGACATACATACAAGCAACGTGGTTCTCACTCAGCAGAAGAGGATGTCCATTTGCTACAATGTTGATGACAATTCTTCTTGCAAGGTCTTCCCCGGTATTAAATCCCTGCAGAATTTTCTGTATTCCACCCTTCATTGCATCAAGGGTGAGTCTGTAAACAATTCTGTCCATTGATATGCTCCTTTCCGTTTTATTAACTACTCTAAGTATAAAGAAAAGTGGTAGGCTATTTCTAACCTACCACCTCATTTTTATTGCTCAATTTTTAAAGACGGATAAACTTCTCCGATTGTGGAATTCCACATTGCGACTACATCTCTCACAAGATTTGAAATCGGAAGTCCGGTCAACTGAGACATACCCTGCAATGTTTTGTAGGATGCCTTGTATACGTTTCCATCTCCTTCAACCACTTTTACCCACTGTCTGTATGCCTGATACAGATTGGTGAAAGATTGCTCGTCAAATCTCGAAGGACTATATCCTTTTGCGATAGACACGATGTCTTTGAGAATAGGCAACGTAGAGAATACATTTAAGTTATCTCCAAGAGCCTCAAGTAAATTCTCAAGGTATTTCTCGTCAAACTCCTTCTCCTCATCGTCATCTCTTAATGCATCAAAGAAGGCACCGGACAATGCCGTTGCAAATGCCGACAGTGTAAACACACCGACAGATTTTGCAAAGTTCTTTCCATGCTTTGTGAAAGTACTCTTGTAGGAATTGCCATCCTTTCTCGCATCAAGACTCCACTCAAAGAATGCATCTGACAAGTAGTTGTAAGTCATCGTACTTTCACTCATGAATGCAGTAAGTGTCTGTACCATAGCCGACTTATCTCTCATCATCTGAGACCTTGTCAGTGTGGAGTCAACCACCTGAGTCCTTACGATAATCTCCCGGAGTTTGTTCGACACCGCTTTGTTGAATTCCTCAGAACCATGCTTGTATGCCGTGTTATCCTTTGCCCATAATTCGCAGGCATTCCACAGATAACCCCAAGTGAGTTTATCTCCCCACTCTGCACCCTTCATGGAAAGGTCTACAATCTTGTCCTTCAGGCTCTCATCGTGCTTGATTCTCTTTGCCGTACTGCGTGAAATGTTAATGTCATAATGACCTTTGGACTTCCACAACGCAATGCCACTGTTATCCATTGCCTTTTCAATTCCATCAAGCGGATTTGTTGCAATTGCCTTTGCGAGATATTTCCCATCCATAACAAGTGATGCCTTTACATAAGCCGTTCCCTGAAGTGCCATAACTCTAAGGTTATTACCAACCGAAGCAATCTTGTAGTTTGCCATCAGTGTCTTCGGAATCGACTCATCTCTCGGTGATACTTCCGCACCATTCAGGTCCTTCAGAAGATTTACGATGTAACTGTAACCATTCTGACCGAATGCTCTCTTGATTGACTTGGCAACAGAAATTGTCTCATGTTGTACTGAGCCTTCCTCAAGGAATACCTTTTCGGAATATCCCAATACCTTCAGTGTGTCGAGGAGTGGAAGTGCGAAAGCATTATACTTTGCCATTTCCGTCATATGCCTTGTGAACACATCAAAGATGTTGTCAATAATCAACTGATTGTTCGCATTTGGTGTAAGACTCTTCATGAAGTTCATATTCAGAAGCCGGTAAATGCTATTTTCCTTGTTGCCGATGTTATCAAGGTTTCCATCTTGTGCAACTGTGTCCATTGGGAAATACTTGGTTTCCACCAACTGTTTGATATCCCATCTTGCAAGTGTGACTTCATTACCTAAGTCAGAACCTCTTGTCGACATGAAATCCCGGAGTGCAATTGCTACATCCTTCTGTTCCTTGGTAAGTGTCGAGAGAATGTTTGCAAGGTCGGAACTTGACAACGAAGTACCGAAGTGGTCCTTAATCGTCTTAAGCATATTGACCTTGATGTCGGTCATTCTGATACCGCCACCTTCAAGATGAAGTTTTGCGGCATCTCTTTCATTCAGACAGTACAAGGACATCATCTGTGCCGTTGTCATCTGAATCTTCTTATCCTTGCCAAGAATACCCTTGATGGTAAACTCATGGATTTCTTCCGACCACTCTTTAATCTTCTCAGCATTTACTGTGTCACCAACAAATCTTTCGATTTCATCCTCGATGAACACCAACTTGTCCTGAGCATCCATGAGTGCGTTAAAGATTCTTTCACCTTCCGGTCCCAATCTCTTCAGCATATAGTATGGTGTTGTATTCTTATACTCAAGGAATGCCGTTGCATCGTTGTCCATCTTCTTTTCGGAAAGACCATTGGAAAATTCAATCAGCCTCTTTGCAATTTCTCCACGAAGCATATTCTGACCAAGAACGAAACTCTTGTTTGCCTTAGAGATTGCACCCTTAAGGATGGTAATCACTTCGTCTAAAGAATCCAATTCATCGTAGGTCATGTGATTCAGCACATACGTTGCATCTCCGTACTGTTTCGCAAGATTGTTCGTGCGGTCTATTAACGCACCAATTGTCTCCACGATGGAATCAGGAAGGTCAAGGTCAAGGTAAACCGAACCGTTTTCTTTTGCTTCCGCTTCACCCTTCTTGATATCTTCTGCCGCTTTTCTCAGACCTGCAAGTGCATGGTTAATGCTGATATCTTTTTTGGTCGGCTGATGAGCCTTCTTTCCGGTGTCACTCAGCATCTGCTTACTTGAGAAGTCGATAGATGCAATAAGTTGAATCACTGCATCCTTCATCGGTTCAGGAATGTGCTTGTCCTTATTGTTCTTTACAAGCCACTCGTTAAGAGTAAGAGCCTTTTTGGTGATTGCGTTAATCTTGCTTCTTCTCTTGTCTTTTTCTTTGTACTCCTCAAAACGTTTCTTGCCTTCCTCAAGTGCATCTTCTCTCGCTTTGGTGACTTTCTTTCTGAGTTCATTCTTATCCTTAGCCGCCATCCACGATTTTCTGAGATTCAAAAGGTCTAACTCCCTGCGATGCTCTGCCTTCAACTGTTTGATATCATTGCGATGCTTCTCAGACATGGTCTTGACCGGATAGATGTTCCATAACCGATTGTACATTTCAACCGCAAGATGCCACTTTGCTTCGTTCTCAATATACTTATTGATTACGACATCCGCATAGGAATCCGTAAGGTCGATGGTTTCATTCGCAGTTTTCAAAACACCTTCTGCAATATCCATCAGTTTACCCATTGTGATGTTCCAATCTTCTCCACTCTGAATGCCCTTGTACACACTCTTTAACTCTTTCGCAAGCACTACCTTATCGTAGGCACTTCCGACATGGTGAATAAGCATGGATGCTTCGGAAGACAACTGTTCGTAGTTCGGAGTCACCTTCGTGTACTTCTTCTCGATTTCCATCTTCTTCTGCATCAGTTTGTGGTCAGTGATAATCTTGTCCACTTCCGATTCGTATCTGCGATTCTCATCAAGAATTTCGTAGGCAGATTGTGTGTCTCGGTCGGAATACATGGTGTGGAATCTCATAAGGTCACTCTGTCTGCCACCCTTAAAGTAATTATCGATATCTCTCATTACTCTATCAGCAGATGTTCCTCTGTCATATCTGAAGGACTCAATAGTGTCACCACCCACTTCATCAATGTCCACCGTGACTTCTCCCTTGAAGTATTCGATGTACCGTCTTAAGACAGTTCTCTGATTCTTTGAAGGAGCAACCGCAAGATTGATTCCACCGTCTTCAGGCATGAGTCGAATATTTCCATTGGAAATCATTCTGACCATAGAATCTACTCCATTATTTTCATCCGAAATAACTTCTTGGATGTCTCTGTGGTCCACTTGTCTCATGCGAGATGTAGTGTCCCCCCAATGCTTTCCACTGAAATCAAGCATCTTTCCGTCTTGGAGCATATATCCTGCAACATTGAAATTGCCGGTTGTGCCAAAATGCTTCACAATATTCTTGTAGTCATCATCTGCAATCGGTGTAGTTCTGTCAGAATATCTGATATCCTCATTCTCCGTGTTAAACCTCTTGGATAAAGGAATCACATTGCCTTCGTCATCGTAGGTTACCGGTTCGGCAGATTTAATCAACTTGTTATCGAACAGTATTGTTTCATTGTTTGCTTGAATGCCATCATACCCAAATACAGTTCTGAATGCATTTAGAATTTCTTTAACTGAAGCATCGGAATTTCTATAAATGCGTTTTTCAATCTCTTGAAGTGCAATTCTGTCAGAATCATCTTTGAGCCATTCCTCAATACTTTCATATCCGTGCCATAATTGCTCTTGCTCATCAATCGGCACACCAAAGTCGTTTAGCACCTTCTTTACATCTTCGGCTTTTAATGTGTAATCATCATGTGTGGCTAATTTGTCTGTAAATATATATGCAGAAATTAGCCTTCCATCTTTGCTTGTGTAGTTTTCTGCCTTCGACCTCATTGGTGAGAAGTAAAAGCCAAATCCGTAAACACCATGCTTTGCTTTTTCGATGTCAAAAGAAGTAAAGTTTTCGTTTGTTCCGTGATAGTAGTTTATAAGTTTGCCGTTTGGAAATACTCTAGCACCAAGTTCCTTTGCCTTCTCATCCACCATCTTCTGTGCCGTTTCCATGTCACCGGAGTTTACCGCTTCCATGTAGGCTCGGTCGGAATTTTGAATTACAGACCTGCTCTCTGAATCACTTCCGCTTCCGTCTTGCTCGTCTCCAAAATGGTAACTAACTCGTCTGCTCGCTTCTTCTTTTCTGACCAATCCATCTTGCCTATTGGACTTGTAATTCGGTCTACTGTAGATTTTGATATCAACTTCTCTGCCAAGCATTTTCTTGATAATAAGTCTTGTAAGTTCCCCAAACTCTTCAATGCTTGTGTTCTCATATCTTTCATTCTCATACTCCTTTACGAATCTCTCAAATACATACTGATGATAAGTGTCTTCTTCTACGGAATCCTCTTGTACATCAACACGAATTATCTGATGTATTTCGATATCTTCCATATCGTTTTTGTTAAGTCTAGTATACACCAATTCGTCCCCGGATGGAATAATAAAATCACCGCTTCTTGTCTTTGGCACAACATTTGCCTCGCCTCTGACATTCTCGCTTGCAACTCTATTTACATCTTTCCATGCACGATTGGTCATCCACTGCGTAACATCATCGACATATTCAACCCGGTCAGCATACTGAATCTGCGGATGGTTCTGCTTATAATCATCCACAAACTTATCCACAATATCCTCAGCAACCGGGAAACTTCTATGACCGCCTTCGTATCCATTAAGGATGCGCTCACTCGCTTCCATGTCAAATTCCGGTCTTACCACTGTCTGAGGAGAACCGACTCCGTCATTGTCATACATCTTGAAATCGATAAGTAACTTCCAATAGCCTTTGTATCCCTGAAACTGTGGGAACTTAGGAATTCTTCCGTCTGCCTTACACTTCTCAAGATAAATCTGTGCATTTTCATCACCACTCTTGGAGAAATCCCAATACTCAGATGGCATGAAATCGGAAATCTTTCTGTCCGGGTCAATGGATTTTTCATGCTGAGTATCAGTGTAATCAGCATATCCGGTCAGACCAAGAGCATCATACAGTGATTCCTTCCAAGAAGATTTGTGGAATGGAATGATGTAGTCGATTCTGTCATCTGCCATAGCCTTGATGATGTGTGAATCGTTCTTACCAACAAGGATAGTGCCGACATTCTTGGAGTATTTGTTTCTCAATTCAAATGCCTTCTTATGGTCGATACCTTCCACATCGTCAAATATCAGTTCTCCATTCGCATCAAGACCGCTTCCCTTTGCAATCAAAGACAGATTGATTTTCACACCGGTACCACCGAACACTTCAGCAAATTCCGGGACCTTCGTGTATGCCTGAGACATCAAGCCTACGTTGGACATATCCATCACCACCTGCATCATGTCGATGAGATGAGCAATTTCAAAGTCGGAGAAGGATTGTAATCTCAATCCACCAAAATCGTTCATGGATTGTGTCGATTTATTGATTGTGCCATCCTTCTTTCTTGCAAATTTCTTCGCAATCTCACCCTTATATTCTGCTCTTGTCTCAAGCAACTTTGGTTTTGATTGACCTCTTGCATTCATATAGTTAAGATATGCCTCATAAACTAACGGATGCTCTTTTTTGACAATATCGATATCCGTGGTATTCAATTCTGCAAGAGTCGGTGTGTAATCCTTCTCTGCATAGAATTTATCCGTGGTCTTATCAGCCGTTGTCTTTAACTGTTCTTTCGTTTTTTTCAAATCAACCACTTTGCCTTCACTATTAGTTCGAGTGATTGGCTTTCCGGTCTTCTGTGATTCCTTGTATTTTTCAATGAAGTCTGCGGTAATTGTGCCGATTTCTCGTCTTGTGGATTCTACATAACAGATGCCGCAGGCAACCTGATATCCTTTGTCCATCATCATCTTACGCAGATTTACAATGTCATCACTATCCAAAGCGGTGTTTGGAAGTCTCTTCTGTATTGCATCGAATGTTCCGGTAAAGAGCAATCTCTTTGCACACAGTGTCGACATATCAATGGACCACTTATAATCACTGTTCGGTTTCATTACGGATGCGGTGTCATCAAGGTTCGGAGCATAGTCGAGTCTTACTCTGTCATCCGCAATAAGACGAGCCACACTATTGATTGAATCGATATATTTTGCCGCCTTCTTCTCACTAACACCAAGTGCTTTGGAAAGATTCTTGATGGCAATCTCTCGGTTCTGCACATACTCGGAATGTGTCCATGTTCTTTCAGACATCTGAACGGATGGAGATGCCGACTCTGTCTCAAGGTCAACTGCAACACCGACCTTTTCCGTTGCCTCGTTAATTGCACTCTCCGTATTCTGCATAGCCTGATTGGTCTCAATTGCCTGCATGAATGCCTCGGACCATAACTGTTCGATGTTGTCAAGGTTCTCTGCCATTTTGCGGATTGCTTGCGCTTCTGCGGAACCGGACTTGTATGCACCAAGAAGTTCAGACATCCACTTCTTTAACTTCTGAATGATTCCTCTTACCTTCTCAACAAAGGTATGTCTTGTTTCCGCATCCATCCGGGCAAGATAATCATGAACCCTTTCACTGTTTCCAAGCATATCCTCGCAGGCTCTTGCCACTAATTCGTCAATAGCGGCTTCTTTAGAAGCGAGTTTGCCATCTCTTTCCGAGAGTCTTCCTCTTTCTGCCATGATAAGTTCATCGATGGATTTTCCTTCAGCCTCTGCCAAAGCATTCATGACCGCATTGGTCAGATTCTTGTATGCCGTTGGAGATTTCTCTTTCATCCAATGTGTTGTCTCATGGGAAAGAGTAGTGATAAGACCGGACTCAAATGCCTTATTTCTTTCGTCAATGCCTGCGTGAACATCAAGATAGATGGAATTCGTGGATGCGTCATACCAACCATTCGGTGCTTTCCTTACTGTTCCGTCATCGTTCTTCATGACTCTGTTGCCCTTTTCATCAAGGAAAGACTCATACATCACCACATTGGCTCCGGTGAACTTCGTGAAGAAATCCCTTGTGAATGCAACATATGACTTCTGCGTTTTCGTCAGATTCTTGTAGTTGACCTTCGAATCATCGAATGTGCCTTCCTTGAATCCCGGATTTTCCTTGCGGTATGCCGCAACCACTTTGTCGACCTTATTCTGCTGAATCACTGTGGAATTCTTTAAACCGGACTTGTAAATCTCAATAGCCTGATTTGCATTAAGAACACCCATGTGCTGAGTGATGTTTTGGTCACCGGTTGCTAACTCTCCATGATTGTACATCATATCAAATGATGCCTTATACTCTTTAATGTCCGTTTTGCCATCATAGAGAGATGCAAAAAGGTCACCCTTACCTTTTACATCTGCTTCATATTCCTTCGCAATGTCGAGCATCTGAGAGTCTGCGTAGGTAACTGTGATGTCATCAACACTTCTTGTTCCTTCGGAAGTCTCAAGCACCATGTTGCCATCATTGTCAAGGGACATACCTTCGATGTTAATCTCGGCACCGGACTTATTGTCTACTGTCTGATTGCCAATCTTCTTGCCTTTTGTCGCATCCTTTGTGGTGTACACCGCTTCTGTTCTTTCGTAAATATTGGATGCACTCTTCATCTCATCCGAAATCTTTATTCCAAGTCCGTCCTTTTTAATCTCTTTCATGATGATCTGTGCCGTATCGGACTTAAGTGCTGATTTTTCTTCCGCAGACAGTTTCTGCCCTTGCATATTCTTCTGAATGGCTGATGCGATGATACCGGAGTTTTGGGTATCTCCAAGTTCAATTGCTCTGTCTGCCACAGTTCTCATAATAGAATCTGCCGTTGACTTGTCAGCCTTGTTCTTTGTCTCATTCGATACCGCTTCGTAAAGAGAACCCAACTGAAGATTGCTGATGTTGCCCTTTTCAATAGCATCGATGTACTTCTTGAATCCGTCACTGTTAAGTTCAGATGCAAGACTTCCAAGTTCTTCGATGTTATTGTTCTCACGCACTGTACTTCCTAACTGAGAAGTATTGGATAAAACCTTAGGACCTGCCTGAACACCACCGGAAACAAATCCACCTAAAGCATCATAGATAATATCTTCCCCAACCTCAAGCAATGCCTTGCCGATTGGATTCTTCTCTCCATTTGCTTCATGTGTTCTCACTGCATTATTAAAGGCACTCTTGTCTCGCATAATGATAGCATCTGCGACATTTCCCAAAAGTGTTGTAAGACCTTCCTCTGCCGCCTCGTTTGCTCCTTGTTCCAACATCTTCGAACCAAGCACCTTTGCCGTACTTGAAGCACCAAGGTTTTTAAATTTGATGTCCACTGCCGCTTCCAAAGCACCTTCCAAAGCACCAACAGAAGAACCATAAAGGAGTGCTTGTCCGTCTGTTGCCCCTCTCGATAAAGCATCATCTACACCGGAAGCCGCACCTTGCCCAAAATAAGACATAAGCACACCTGCCGCTCCCAAAGGTTTTGATGCAACGCTCTGTGCAATGCTTGTGCCAAGTCCGTATACATCTCCCCATCCTTTGCCACCGATAACCGGGATTTTCTCGTTCAGTGTGCCGCCCTTCTCGTTAAGGTGTGTACTGATACCACTCTGCACTGTCTGAGAGTATTCAAAAGGAGAAACGAAACCATCGGACATAATCGGTTTACCTGCGGCAAAACTTGTAAGGTCATCAAGATAATCTGCAAGACCTAATGGAGCAGAAAGGATTGACAATGCCGTATGCCCGGTTCCTGCCCATCCATTAGATGTAGCACTGTCTGTGATTACTCCCTTCTGTTTTTTCTCTTTCTCAAGATTCTTTGCGTTGTTTACCTCTGTTGCATATTCGTAAGCCTTTGCCGTATCGGTAAGATAGTAAGCACCGAAGATGTTTCTTTCTTCGTCTGTCCACTCGTCTGTCGGCATCATGTAACTCTTGTCTTTTCTCTTTTGGTCAACAACATACGAAAGCATTCCACCGGGAGTAGTCATATCGTACGTCGAAGAACTTGCCCAAATATCAAGTAAACTCTCACTCTCGGATGCCTTCTTTGCTTCCGTGTCAGCAAGGTACTTCTGCCAACCTTCTGCACCTTCCTCGGATGTTGCCATCTCTTTGTGGAGTTTGTCCTTGTAGAGACTCTCCCATGTGATATCCTGACCACTCTGCGTTGTGTACGCATATGGACTCTCCTCTGAATCGAGTTTTGCCTTCAGTTCTTCCGTGGTCATGTTGTTAAGGTCTCTCAACTTATTGGTCTCTTTTGTATAGGACTCTGCATCTTTATAACCGGAATAAATGTTTGTAAGGTTATCCCAATCATTCAAGGCAGAAGAATACCCAAAGAGAATGTCATCGACCTGCTTATTGAAGTCCTTAAGGTCTCCATTATGCGTACTGTTCACATACTTTCTGTAATTCTGAAGTCTGTTCTGCATAGCGGAAACTTCATTCTTTGTGTTTGCCATGTAGTCGGAGTCATGCCAACCGGAATACACCTTGTTGATGGTGTCATTCATTCTTGCAAGGTCGGAGTCAAAGGTATCAAGACCGATACTGTCTCTTAACCGATTTGTTTTGGCATTCTTCATGGCTTCTTCAAATCGGTCTTCCTTGCTCTTTTTTGTAGTGCTTGAAGAAGTGCCTTTGGTGGTATTGCTACCACCTTTGGCTCTCTTCATTGCTTCTTCAAATCTTTCGGATGTTGATTTTCTTGCCATCTTTATCCCCCCTGCTACTATAGTGTTTTATTCATATAATCATTCAGCGCATCTTTTGTTCTTCCAAGTCCAAGGTAACCATTTGTTACGTCCATTAAGGAGTTTGCAGTCAATGCTTTCTTTTCCTTATCTTCCTCTTCATACCGCTTCGTAGAGAAATTATAGGTTTTGCCTTCTTCCATTGTTTTTAACTGTCCTCTGATTTCTTCAGGCAAATCTTTGAGATTATACTCGTTTCCGTATTGGTCTACGAAAGTGTTCCTACCGGTTTTTGTGTACGTTTTCTTGCTCGGATTAGTGACCTCGCTATGCTTCATCGCATAATCGACAATATCATTGAAGTTATATCCCGGATACATATCACAGAATGCTTCAAGACCTGCCTCACCACCTTCTGCGTATGCATCAGCCGCACCCTTGTATATGTCAGCCGTAGGTGGTGTATAATCATCATCTGTGCCTTCAAGGATTGCTTGCAGATTTGCTCCATCCACATTTAATCCCATAGCCTTAACCATCTGACTTGCCGCAGTGAGACCTGCTTCTCCACCACCGGCTTCCTTGTACGCTGACTTCAGTGCATTGATTTCTGTTGTGGTAAGGGAATCGTAGGAAACTGTTTCTGAGCCGGTCGAACTTTGGTCATCGTCACCCATACCGGAAGCAATTTCGTATTCATAGTCTTTCACATCAACTTTACCATCACCATTAAGGTCATTCATTGCAAGCCAACGTTCATCCTCACGGTTGAATTCTTTTTCCCAATTACTCTGTTCACGCTCTGCTTCAGAATCTAACCACTCTTGTTCTCTGTTGGCTTCTTCCTTATTCCACCAATTGTTGTATTCGTCCTGATACTGTTTATAGCCGAAGTCTCGTTCATCCTGCCGAATTCCTTCGTTATAATTAAGACCACTCCAATATTCATCGCTCTCCAAACCGGCATATCTGTATGCATCGTTAACCTTATCCCGGTATGCACCATACTCTTGGTTGTAGAGATTTTGTGTATAGTCGGAGTTTACCATATATGCATTGTAGAGTCGGTCATATTCTCTAGCGTCCGCATCACTCAACATGGAAAGTTCCGTGAGCATATCCTGACCTTCCTGATTGTATCTGTCAAATGCCATCTGATAATACTGTGGAAGATTGTCATATGCCTCGCTGATATACTGATTATAGACATTGTTACCTACCGCCTGAGAGTATGTCGAACCATATCCACCGGTAAGTGAAGCCGCCTGCCCCATCGCATCTGCCATTGCCGTTTTTCCACTCGCCATAGAAGAGGAAAGCATCTGCTGAAAGAGTGCATCATCGGATGGGTCATAAGAGAATGCCTCTCTGTTCTGATAATCCTTTATCAACTGAGAGATTTGGTCGGTGTACGTTGTCTTTCCGGTATTCACCTTGCTCCGAAGAGAATTGGTAAAATCCCATGCCGCTTTGTAAACCTCGGATTGCTGATGTGTCGAAGTCAACGTGTTAAGAATGCCTTCATCCAATCTGTCTGTGAATGGTTTTGCTTCCTCTGCCTTTGTGGTCGGTGCAGTGTAAGTCGGTTCTGTGCCAACATCGTAATATGGTTCTTTGCCATTGTTGTAATATGTCAACTCAGGATTTACATCACCCTTCAGCACTGCATTCTCTGCCTCTGCCTTGTTATCCCCCTTCAAGACAAGGTCTTCCGCTTTCAATGATGGTGGAGCAACTGCAGATGCGATTGGCTCTTCTACATTATCGAATTTTGGTGTTACTACCGGTGCTCCTGCCACTGCGTTCTTCGGTATACCCTTCGTTATATCCTGCGTGTAATTTACAACACCTTTTTCGACCTTCGGTTCTTTTGCTCTTGCGCTTGCATTCTTCATCATGTCAAGCATTTTCGTGTTCTGTTCTGCGGTACCGGTGTAATTACTGATACCATATGCATTCGCAATTTTGGAACGATTATTGAAGGAAGAATCCTGACCGGTGGACTTCATATAATCCACAATGGATGCACCGGTATATTCCGTTTTTTCCTTCTCCACATTCTTGTTGTATGAAGGTTTTGCGAATAACTGTAAGTTAAGTGTTTTCATTCTGTACCCCCTATCCTTTTACAAATATAAGTGTTCCGTTTGGATAAGAAACGCTTACCCCCTCGCCCGGGTCGGTGCTTACAATAACTGCATTTCTCATTTGTGCCGTGGTATAAGCCGTACTTGCAGGAAGCGTTAAATTTCCGGTGTGAAGAAGTGTTTTTGCACTACTTGAAGTACTGTCCACCCATACCGGATTATTTGCACCATTGAAACCCAAAGCACCAAGATTCCCACTTTTCCCTGCAAACTGATAATAGCAAGCATCACTTACTGTATTTCTTGATGCAACCGGCATTGCGGATGCGGCACTCACAGTACCGCCACTTGTCTTATCCAAATACTCCGTATGTGTGTGGGAAAAGTCGGTCACTTCACTCTTCGTGTGAGTATGTGCGGTCGGTGTCATGCTTGTCGGAAAATCACTGATTTCTGACTTGGTATGCGTATGTGCCGATGGTGGCATCGTGCTTGGAAAATCGGTGATGTCACTTACTGTGTGGTCATGCTCACCCACAGTTCCTGCCACACTGTCCGCATAATTCTTTACTTCCTGAATCTCAGACTCAAACAATGCCGAATTGATGACATCCGATACTGTAAGGTTGGATTCGTTTATAAGACCTACTGTGGTCTTCTGTCTCATGTCAACATCACTCTGAACCTCTGCGATGGACATTCCCATGTTCTTTAAGTCCTTCAGCAAGGTATCCGACAGATTCTCCGTGCCGATATTGGTAAGGATGAATTCAAGTGATTCCTTCAACTGAAACAGATAGGACCGCATCTGCTGAATCTGTTCTTTGTCATTTAATGCCGTGATGTGTGGACTTGGCAATAACTCGTTCATCAGATGTCACTTCCTTCCTCTATGGTCTTTGAAATCGAATAAATCTTGCAAGTGCCTCTGCCGACAATCTTGTATTTGAAGTGGTCGCATCTTCTCGGAATGACCGGGACAGTGAATGCCTTCGTACCCTTGCCACTCATGTTGAATTTGTGTTCCCATTCCCCGGACGAATCGTACTGAAGATAGAAGTCCACGTTTGTTCCGACTTCCATCGAAAGTCTTAAGGATATCTTCGACACATACTTGTTGTCCGGTGTCGCATAACCGATTGTTCCGCTTTCCGCATACCACTTGAAATCCCCTTCGGTTTCCTGCTTCTCAAACGGAAGCGTACCTCTTACGGACTTCAGTTTCTTGTCCACGTTGTCGATGTAGTACAACTCATCCTTATTCGTGCAGAAGTACAATGCATTGGTATCATCTTCCCTTGTCCAAATGCCCTTGTCATAGTCATACACGAACAGATGGTAGTTCCCCTTCTCATCCTTCATGCTGATGTAGTATCTATTACCAATTGTACCACTCACGGCATCCGAATATCTAACCTCACCCAACGAAGAACTTATACTTTGTGGCAAAGAACCATCGTATGCGCAGACATCCGTTGTCCCCTTGTAGAAGAGTACTTCATTCAGGATGCACAGACTTCTTTCTGAACCACGCTGAACACCTCTGCAGTAACTTTCTTTCGTCTGATGCGCTCCGGTCGAGGATACCGCAATCTTTAAGATGGAATTCTCTTTAAAGAAAGTCGGATATCCAAGATAAGTGGTGGCACCGGTGAACTTTCCGTCAGAACCGATGGTTGCCGCCCAAGAGTCTGTCGAGATGCCTTCGAAACAGTTCCAATTGGTCACATCTCCAAGTTTGCAACAGTACACCTCATGTCCGTCATAGGAGCATCCCCAAAGTCTGTTGCCGCACTCCGTGATGAATGCCATGCTTGGTACTTCCCTTCTCACTGTCAGATGAAGGTTATCAAACTCCTTGTGTTCATCAATCAGACCGACAAATGTAATGAAGTTGTCACCACAATCAGTGATTACAGTGTTCAAGGAATAGAAGTCTTCCTCTTCAACATTGATGAACAACTTGTTCGCATATTCCCACTGTGCATCAGCATTGTCCACATACATCTTCACTCCGTCTCCCTTTTTGAAGGCAGAGCCGATTCCGTCTGCGATAATCTGCACATAGGTTGATGTTACAGTGAGCCACATGGAGTTTGTCGATGACCATTCCTTTAACACCGCTTTTCCGTCATTCCGTGTCATGCAGTAATCACCATTCTTTGGTGTGTTTACCTCATAATATGCTTCGTTATGCCATGTCACCTTCGTGCCGTTCTGAGAACACACAGAGAAACTGCACTCGAATGTCTCATAAGATGCATCCATCTTACCGCTTGTTCCGTCATCCACGTTGTACCACACCTTGTCAGGCATAATGACAACGTATGCACCCATCTTTGCGATAGTCTTTGTTCCTGCCTTGCTGATGGTCACTCCACCTTCAAGGTCGCATTCCACTCCATCCCGGTACAGTTTTCCGTCATCCACCCACATGAGAACCTCTTTGTCGATGATTCCCTGCGGATTTTTCATATCAAGACAGATTCCTCGCTTGTTTCGTGGAGACAAAATAGGGAAGTAAGCAGATGTCATATTCTCCATATCAAAAAACTCTCCGTCCGCACACGATAACTTGTGGTTGTACCCACCAAACTGTGTCATCATGTCTCTGCTTCTCGGAAGTTCCGTATGCTCAGTAAAATACATTGCCACTCCCCCTTATACATATCTCATAAAATTTTCGTTCTTTGGTAAATGTGTTCTGTGGTATGCCTTCGAAAAGTCGGAAAGCATACTGTTAAATGTGGAAGCCGTGTTATTGTACCGGGCAGACTCTCCGTTTGCTTCGTCAATCTTTGCCTGAAGGTACACCACATACATCTCATCATACGGAAACGGAGCAATCAGCATATCCGTAGGTCTGTCCGCAGAATATGGTACAAACTCAATCACTTCCTCTTCTTCCGTCTTCACAGATGTGTATGTCTCGCCTTCCTTTAAGTGCGTATCAATGATTTCCTTTCGGATGCTTCCGTCAATGTAGGATAACCACCGCACTTTCTCTTCCGTGGAATACTGATTCGGTTTCAGAACATCCACTCTGTCAATACATTCCTGCACTGTCATGCTTTTACCCCCTTTATAAAAACAAAAGGAGAGCAACTATGCTCCCCCTTGCGTAATGTTCTTACTCACCCGGTGTTCTTAACTTCTTATCAACTGTAGCATATTCCCATGCCGCCTCTTCAGCCTTTTCTCCGTTTTCAATTGCTTCAGCAAGTTCTTCCGGTACCTCTACGTACTTGCCTCGCTCAATGATATAATTCTTAAAATTCACGGAGTAAAATTCCTGAGTCGGAGCATACTGTCCGGTTGCTCTTGGAAGTTTCACCTTGCGTGTAGGTTTTGCTTCGTTTGTTGTTGCGGTCACTTCCGCATTTTCCTTTTTAGTTGCCATGCCGTTTACCACCTTTCTGTGATTAAGGATGATAGGGAAGGTGGCGAGCCTTCCCTAGTCCTTTTGTTTATTAGTTCTCTTCGTCTACATCTCCGTAGGAAGAACCGGTTTCTACACGGAGCATTCTTTCCTGATACAGAATCTTTGCACCGTGGCAGAACTTGTAACCGATTGTGCTAAACTGTTCAAGTGGACCACCAATCTGTCCCTTTGTCTTAACAATCATTTCCATGCCTTCTCCTTCAGGGTCGAGGATACCGAAAGCATCCTTACCTAAGAAGAGAGTAGCATATACGCAGTTTGCACCACCTGCGGTATCTGCACCCCAAATCTTTGCGGAATTGGTTTCAACGAAACGTACACCATGTAACATACCGATTTCACCCTTGAAGATAGGAGCAACATCGTTGTACTTGTGGAATTCCTTCCATTCTTCACTGTTACGAAGGTCGAAAGCAACAGATGGATGAACGATAGCAACGTAGCATCCGTCAATCTTTGGTGCCTTGTTCTTCTTCAGCCATGTAGCCGCCTTTGCAACAAGTTCCGGTGTAAGTACATCTGCGTTTGTAAGTGTGGAACGAGATGTCTTGCCGCCACCGTATGCTACGGAATTACCTGCGATAAGCACGTTTCTTGTCAGTGTGTCATAAGTTTCACCTTCTGCCGCACCCATTTCTTCTGTAGCACCGAAGATGATGTCATCGAATGCTTCTAACTCAAGTCTGTCAGAAACTGCAGTGTAGTCACCATGCTGAGTGGTTTCTGCTTCAATCTTGGTCATACCGAAGTTCTTACCGGTCGGAATAACACCTTCTGTTAATGGTGTGAGTGCCTTTGCGAAAGTATCAAACTTTCTCCATTCAACCTTGTTGCCGTGTAATGGCTGAGTCTTACCAAACTGAGTGAACACCATCTCTTCTCTTGCATTCTCTAACAGTGTAGTGTCATAGAATGTCTTCATTGTTGGAGACAGAGAACTCTGAGAGGTTACGTTGATAGGATTTGTGGTTGCCGTGCCTGCCTGACCTTCAGACCAAGCAAATAACTGTAAGTTAAATAACTTCTTTAAAAAATTCTTCATAATGTTTTACCCCCTTTGGATATGGCAGGGAGTCTTTTGATTATCTTCCCTGCGATTTACGTCTTCTCTGTTCATCCGCATAGGCTCTTAACTGTTTAAGGTCCATGTTGCGGAAATCATTGTCGACTACCGAGGAAGATGTAGAGGATAAGCCTGCTTCGGATGGTCTCGCTCTGTTTGCGGCTACTGCATTAGCCGCCTGAGTCTGTGCCTGCCTTGAAGCAACGTTCACCGCTCTCGGAATAATCTCGTTCCAATGACAAGCCATATATGCCGCAGTGGTATCTCCGTTGTTTGCCATGCACAATCTACGGAAGCGTTCATCCTGCATCTCTGCTTCAAGGTTAAAGTCCGGGAACTGTGCCTTTGTCTTTTCTGCATTCTGACGAAGTGTCATGATATGTCTCTGCATCTGTTCCTGCTTTGCTCTCTCCGCTTTCTCTGCTTCGAATCTCTGCATCTGTCTTTCCATAGTGACAACTTTTCTTGCTTCTTCAGGAGACATGTCATGCTTCATCGCATAATCTTCATAGAAAGAATCATCCGCTTCGATTTTTCCGGATAAATCGTCAAGGAATGTCTCGCTATTCACATCAATGCCGTACTTATTGGCAACAGTTTCAAGTGCGGTTCTCATCTTTGCACTCTCTTCTTCCATGCCCTTGTACTTCTTCAATCTGTCACTGATGGTCTTCTCCATATAAGCCTGATGGTCTGCCTTGTAATCCTCTGACTTAATAAGGTCGGCATAGGATAACTTGTCAGACTTTGGTTCATTGGTAGGCTGAACCTCTTTTGCTACGCTTGGCTGATGCTTTGCAAGAGCCTTTTCGTAGTTCTTCTTTGCACGGTCCGGGATACCGCTTGGTAAAGATTCTCCGGTTGTTTCACCTGCAGTTCCTTCTCCGGCAGAGCCACCATCTCCACCTTCACCGAATAACTGTAAGTTAAGTAAAAATCTAAGCATCTGATATGCTCCTTTCGTCTGTAGTTAAGGATACGAGCCTCTTTATAAATCAATCATATCAAGGTCTTTATGTGGATTTCTAACCTACCCTTGAAAGTTTTTTAAAAAAAAGAAACATCCCTTACCGATTTGGTAAAGGATGCTCTTTGAAAGGAATGTTAGTATGAAGATAAAAAACAACAAAAGTAAGGATTTACTCATGGCAACATAATATTACCACTATCTGCCATTACATTTCTAACCTACCGGTGAAATTTATTCTTCTAATGAGAAACTGATGTATTCCTTGTATTCTCCGACCAATAATTCAATTCCGGTCAGCACTGTCCAATATGTTCTTTGAATTGTGCTTAAGAATGGTTTCTTCGGCTTACACGAAACGAATCCGTTGCCATCCTCAATAACAATCTTCGGTTCTTCCTCAAGCATATCTGTGCTATCTGTGACCGCCTGAGCCAAAGTGTAGAAGAGGATAGACACCGCACTGCATACGATGTCTTTTCCCTTTTCTGCCTGACCTGCGTGACCTTCCACGCTTAACCTTAATTCCTTCGGATTAAACTTAATCTCTATCATGATATTCCCCCTAATCTGTCTGAGTGGATTGTCTTGCCTGCTCTCTTGCGTGTTCCACTCTCGGATGCTCTGCACTCTCTGCTCCCATCTCTACCGCACCACCTTGTGGAATCGGCTGACCACCTTGTGACAAAATGCCTTGTGCAATTTGGTCTGCAAGCATCGGATTCACCTGAGCCGCTAACTGAAGTGCAATCTGCTGATACTGAAGGAGCATCTGCATCATTGTGCCGTTCTGCTGAATTCTCTGCACGATTTTTTCTTTGTGGTTGAAATCCATCATCTCAAGACAAGCGAGTGCTTGGTCTGTCATCTGCGGATTGAAGAAGCCTTGTGCATAGAAGTTCAATGCCAATTCATTCATTTCCATCTTCTTGTATGGATTAGCCTTCTCGGTTGTTACCTCGATATCAAACTCAGGAAGACGGAATCCCATGTCTTGTCCCATGAGCATCTGCTCTTGTGGTTTGATGTTTGCATTGGAGTATGTCACAAACTCTTCCTGACCTTGTGCATCCGGTGCAATACGGAAAGTTCTCGGTACATCGTAAAACTGACGAATAAGTTCAATCACCTGATATACCACTTCTCTGTATGCTCTGTGGAATGTCTTGTTGGAAGACCGGGCATTCTTGCCTGCGGTTTCCTGAAGTGCCGCAATGGCAGATGCCGCAGTGATTCCACTCGGTGCTACACCATTGTTGGCATCCTGATTGGATGTGCAATGCTTCAACTCGTCAATCTTCATCTGCAGGACATTAACATAAATGCCATCTAACTGTTTCGTATCAATTGGTCGGATGTTATCATCACTCACGTTTCCGTCTACATGGACTAAGTCTCTGCTTAAGTCACTGTATTCGGTTTCATTCACTCCACCATTGTTCTTGACGAAGTAACGTGGTTTTGCTCCACCGATGGTGTTGTCGGTGATTGCCTTGTTCATAAGGTCAATCTGAATCTGTGTGTCTCTTCCGATGTCGGTGTATCCGTAACCACAGATGCTTCCTTCTACCGGGAAGAGTGGCTGAACAACGAATGGATACAATCCGTGGTCATAGAGACCTCTTTCTGCAAGTGCTTCTCCCACCGGAATCTCAACCGGAATACCGGTCATTTGGTCTACTTCCTGCCGTGTAGGTGGAATCACTTCGTTCTCTGTCGCATAAAGGACAATATTGTTGACATACTTAACGAAATGAAGGACCTTCTTGCCGTTGTACTCGGTGTGATAGTACCAATCAACTACTACCGCCTTATCAGATGTGTCCACATGGTCATCGTAAAGGTACTTCGCAAGTGTGATGGACTTGCCGCCTAACTTACCCTTGCACTGCGGATACTTCTGCTCAAGGATTTCCTTTGTCACTAACTCGGTATGGAATACGTTTGCTGATTCCTGAATGTCGGTAATGCCCGGTTCCCAAAACAGATTGATGAAGTCAATCTTCTTGATTGCGATATCACCAAGTCCGTTGTGCTTCTTGGCATCCCAAAAGATTCCCTGCACACCACCACCATTCTTCAATGTGTAACGTGCTACATCGGAATAGGTCTCTTCGTATCTGTTCTGTTCGAATATAACCGGAAGGATGGAAGAAAGAATCTTTGCTTCTCCCTTGTCATCCATCTGTCTTGGCATGATGTTGCAGGTCGGATAGGAATCCATCACATCGGAGTATCTGCTCTCGATACATGACCAAAGCCACGGTGTTGCCGGCTTAAAGTCATCCTTGCCATCATGCATATAATTCCACTGTCTCAACTTCCAAAACTCTTCATTAGCAATCAGTTTCTTCTCAAGTCTATCCTTGCCTTCCTTGTACTTACGAAGAATCTGTGATGCCTTCCTTACTTCCGCTTCACCAATTTTCTTAGGTTGCATATCAAGCATCTCTTTTGCAATCTTGTTCTTCTCAAGCATCTCAATTTCCTGCATTGCTCTCTGCTGAACCATTGCCTGCTCCGGTGTCATCGTTGGTCTTGCCATTGGTCTTTCATTCGGTACACCTTGCATGGCATTTGGTACTTGTCTTCTTGCCATCTTTTCTCCCCCTATTCTCTACGCATCTTGATTGCGTTGTATTTTGCATATCTGCCTTCCTCTCCACCATACTGATTGAGTGGGTCGGTCATAGGCTTAAGTCTCGTTTCTATCTGTCTTGGTGGTATCGGTCTCATCATGCAGAAGTACCGGCACTCATCAAGGCAATGGTCCTCAAGGTCTGTATCAAGGTCTTCCACCTTATGCTCATCGAACATCATAAGTGGCATACACCGGATGATTGCCTTGCAAGTGTTGAAGAAGTAAATCATTGCCTTACCTTCCTCATCGAACTTCATACGCTCCCGGACCTGCATCCACCCTGCGATTCGGTCATTGATTCCCGGTTCAAACCACAACTGATGCTTGTCTGCCTCTTCTGCCGCACTGATGCCGTGTGAACCATCCCATATGGAAGGGTCTGCAACACCTTGTATTCTCTTCCCCTTGAGCCACCGGTGTTCACGTTCAATCTCTGCTATCTTGTCAAACTGTTGCTTGTTTGACCACTTCACACCTTCATTTGGTGTCTGTGTGCATCCGTACAATTCAATGATGCGGTATGCTACACCTTCGTAATCTACCGCCCACCATGCGCACGAAAAAGGTTTTCCATATCCCCAATCGTATGACCGGAATATCTTCCAATCAGACGGAATCTCGAATGGCTCGATAACATGAGTGAATCTGTGTTCCTCAAGTGCTTCTTCCGGTGTGATTCCGTATTCATAGCACATCTGCTCATCCGGTCTGTCACGGAACTCTTCGAAGTACGCTCCTTGGAAAACATCCCATCTTCCTTCAAGCCATGCCTGACGGAGTTTATGCGGCAACGCTTTCAACTGTTCGATATAGTTTGGGTCTTTCTCCATAAGGACCTTGTTGTCCGTCACAAGAGATTGGATGAAACAATAGTCATCAGGATTCTCCCCATTCTCAAATCTTCTTTCTATCAATCTCTTGATGTATCCGTGTCCCTTCCCACCCGGATTACAAGTCAGATAGATTCTCTTTGGGAAGTCATTTACACCACGCACACAAGCCATGAACTTCTTGATGATTTCCTCGCTATGGTGTGTTGCCTCATCAATGAAAAGCACATCTACTTCTGTACCTTGGTATCTGTCGATGTCCTTGTCGGTGTTACAGAATCCGAATAGAATGCTTGAACCATTCTTGAAGGTAATCTCCTTCTTGCTATCGTTGTACTTGGCAACGCTACCCTTCTGACCGATTCTCAATGTCTCTTTGAGTGGCTTTATGTGGTTTGCCATCAACTCAGGATAGGTCTTACGGACAATCATCATCTTTATTCCCGGAAATGTGAATGCAAGGATGATTGCTTTGGTCCTTACGCTCCATGACTTGCCGCCACCTCTCGAACCACCGAATATGACCACAAAGTGTGTATCCTTAAGGAACAGTTTCTGCTTTTCACTTGGCTCACTCCCTAAGTTATACTCCATAGCCATCCCCCTTGAATGTGATGGTGACATCCATATCCGTCTGTTCCTCTTCTGCTTCCTTCTGCAACTTCTTGATTCGTGCCATCTGCTCTGCTCTGTCAAGGTCTGCCCGGAAGATTCCGATTTCCTTTAGGTCCTTAATCGCACCGGTCAATTGCTTGATAGCACCGGTGTCACCATCATCCACGGCATCCACAGACCTCTCTATCTTCTCAAGGAGTTTGTTTGCCACCATGAATGCTTTGGCACACTCATTTGCCTGATGCTCGCATACCAAATCAAGTGATTTATTTAGCCTAGCAGATTTGTACTTATCTCTTTCCGCAGACCAATTCTCGTTCGTTGCTCTCTTCTGAATCTTGTTGTAAGAGACACCATACTTCTTCTCTAGTTGGCGGTAACTAGATTGGTCTGAGGAGATATATTCTGATTTAATCGTGTCCCAAATCTTATCTGAGACAGTGTTTCGTACTTTTCCCATATATCCCTCGCTTTCTCGCCTTGATTAAATCATAGCAAATCACATGATTGCTTTTCTAACCTACCCCTTCAAAAAATCATTTTCGAAAAACTTTTCAAAAAGTTGTTGACATAGCGCACATTGTGTGCTATAGTAAAGTCACAGGCACACAGTGAGTGCTAAACGAAAGGAGAGAGCATACATGGCAAAGATAGAACACGTTACAGTATGGGAAGATAAAACTATATGGGTGCGTTACGAAGGAAGAAGCAGAACAATAAAGCGTGGCGAGAAAGTTCCTTCTACGGTGTGGGAAGTAATAGACAACTGTGAAAACCCAATACACGGAGTGACGATATACGGAAAGAAATACACAACATACAAATAACCACACACACCTTGCCGGTGGGAAGGTCAAACCGGCAGAAAGGAAGAAGATATGAAAGAGCATATCAAGTTTTTATTAAGAAGCATTCGGAAGGCTTATGAAATTTCCGACAGTTTGGAAGAATACGAAAAAATATGTCAGCAGATTTATTTTGGTTGTAGTCAGGTAGACTATGATACATTTTTAAGATTAAAGAAATTGGTGTTTTAATGAAAGGAGAACAGAACATGAAGGTAAACAATCAGAAATTAGTCACAAGATGGAATGGAATTATGAATGACATCGGAAACGAGTATTTGACTATCGGCACAAGACTTTCCGAACTTGACACACAGAAACAGTACTATGGTGTTGAAAATGGTATCACAATAAAGTGGATGCTAAAGGAAGCAAAGTATTGGTTATCTTGCTACTACGAAGAAGGAAATTGCAGATGTGATGACAGATTCGAAGGCGAAGAAGAATACAAGATTTGGGTAAGTGAAACCGGCAAGTTAAAGAGACTTATTGCAATGCTCGAAAAGATGGATGACAGTTTCATAGTAGAATGGTAAAGGAGAACAAACATGGCAATCAAAGAATTAAGAGAGCAGACCGGATGGTCTCAGCAGAAGTTCGGTGACTACTTTGGAATCCCTAAGAGGACCATTCAAAGTTGGGAAGCCGAAGTAAACGGTAGGAGAGAATGTAGCAAATACATCATCGACCTGATTGAATACAAACTGAAGAATGAAGGGATTATAAAAGGGAGTGATTGATTTCACTCCCTTCTTTCTTATCTCCCACTCGAACCGAATCCGTTGTCTCCACGTTCTGTAAACGGAAGGTCTTTTACCTCATCCAAGATAACCATGTCAGGCACCGGAAGTAATACTATCTGCGATACCTTGTCTCCCTTGTTGAAGTGGTAGTCATCCTTGCCGTGATTCTGTACCTTGATGACAATCTCCCCGGTGTAATGGCTATCCACTAATCCGGTTGTCTTGATATCATTCTTGGTATTGAGTCCTGACTTGCTTACCACAAGACCGCACCATCCTCTTGGGATTACCATATGTACTCCGGTCTTCACTGTTGCAGAATCTCCTGCCTTTACAGTGAATTCATACGGTGTGTACAAATCAAATCCTGCATCTGTTGTAGGATGTGCCTTCGTGGGCATCTTCGCACCTTCGTCTAACTTAACATCAATATACAACTCCATCATCTATACCTCTCTTATCCTTATTCCGTTTAAGTAGAGCATCAGTTTCCGCTTAATCTTATAATCCTGAAGCCGCATCCCCTTGACATCCTCTACCACGGTCTCTCCGTTCTCTTTGTAGACAAAATCTGCTACATATGAACACTTACGTTCAATCACTTTCCCTTTTGTTATTCCCCCACGCTTGCCGATGGTATATGGCTCTCTCTGTTCCGGGATAAGCACATACTCTACTTGCATCCGAAGGTCCGATATCTCTCCCGCCTTCTCAAGCATCTTCAGTTCCTGATATCTATGCGCTTCTTTGGACGAATCAAAGGTGATGCCATCTACCATCGTCTTCTTTGCGTGATACTTATTGGTATTTCTTGTCGAGAGTCTGATAGAGTTTGCATTTCTCATAGTCTTTCTCACAGTACTTCTCCTTTGTTACCTGCTTAAATCTCTTGTTCTTAAACTCTAACACAGTTTTGCTCCCTTTTTCTAACCCTTCGCAATGAATTTTCATTGTGTCTTCCGTCATGTAGAACGGACACTTAACATCGGTACTACTGTAACTTGTAGGCATTCCCTACACCCCCTCTCTGCCTTCTGTGCTTCCATCTGCATCTTCAATTGGTACTTGCCATAAGATAAACCCATTGCCCTTGCTTTTTCATTCACCTTCCACGCAGGCTCAATCTTTGACTTTTTCTTTTTCTTATTTCTTTTCTCTGCCCTTGCTTCCCTGCTTCTCTCTTTGTCAAGAGCCTTCTGTCTTTCTTTAGAACAGATAGGTCCGCACGTTGATATGGTGGAATTTCTCGGCTCAAACTCTTTTCCGCACACCACACATATCCTTGTGCCAAGTCTCTTTCTCGTCTCTTCTCTTTTTTGCGCAAGCCATCCTGCATGATACCTTGCCTTTGCTTTCTTTCTGCATTCCACGGAACAGTACTTTGTCACCGGATTATTCGTTGTGAATTCCTTTCCGCAGATTTCACAATTCCTCGTCATTATTTCTGCCATATTACTCTTTCTCCTTTTACTCTGTAATTTCCGGTCAATCTGTGCGCTTCTGCGTAAGCATTGCCATGTCATTCTTCTGTATAAGTGCCTGAATATCTCCGGGAAGTCTCTGTATCTCCGCTTCCCTTTTGACAACACTTCTGTACGTTCTCAGGAAATTCGATTGGATTACGTTCTCCACGCTCTCTGCATCCGTCTGTGACCACTGACGAAGGTTTGATGGATTTCCTACCGCCTTCTGCACCATTGGTGGAAGTTTCTCAAACTCATCCTCTGCTCCGTAGTATCCATTACGAAGTGCCTTGCTCACTAAGGACCATGCTTCCATCTCCGTCATTTCTTCCGGTGCCGCTATGAATTTCAGTTTGCCAAGAACCTGACCTACCGATGGAGCAAATCCGCTTGTGTCTGATGTGATGTATGCCTTTAATGCCACCGCAATCTCATTGTAGGAATACTCACTGAGCATTAAGTGCCATGCATCCACCGTGTCCGTCAGATTGCTCGGATGGTAGTTCGGATATGTAGCACACATAATCTGAATGATTCGTTTTGTTTCATCTCTTGTCATACATTACTCCAATCTATCCCACCGGTTCTCTGATTGCTCTGTTGCTTGTCCTCTTTCAGAGCAAACAGACCTTTCCATGAATTCATAATCGATTGCTCCAATATCTGAATCGCAGTGTCATTGTCTCCACCGGACAGTTTCTCAAGGTTACCCATTGCTAACTGTACGGCACGTTCTGTCATCGGAGACTTAATCTTCTTACGCATCTCAACGTAATCTGTGAAAGCCTGATTGAGAAGGTCATCTGTCGGATAGTACACCGTAGGTTCTTTCTTTTTACCTTTACTCTCCTTAACTACACTATCCTCTTCTACACTATCCTTACCTATACTATCCTGCGGCAACCGATTGGCAACCACTTGGCAACCATCCGGTAACCATGTGTAAGAACCATTTTCCTTAATATCTAACATTGCTAATTCTTCTTGAAATGCCGTTGGTGTATATCTGTCTTTTCTTAATGCGTTTGCCATTCTCCAATGCTTAATAACAATGACACCGTTTTCAAATTGGTATATATATCTTTTTTCTAATAATGCCTGCAAATCCTGAACGCTTGCGTGTGCTTTAAACATCGATACCGATATTTGATTACAGAAGCCATCGTCATCTGAACTCATCGACAAATGAAGGTATAGTGCTTGTGCCGATGATGATAATGCAAAGAAGTTCTCATCATCTGTTACCTTCTTCGTAAACATTCTTCTGTCTGCCATTCTTCTTCACCTCGATTTCCTCATAATTCACACATAACTGTTCCTTACTTGCTTTTCCATTGCAGGTCCAAAACCTCTTACAGAAAACGCAGTTCTTATCAAATATTCTTTTCCTACTTGCTTCCATTTCTTTTCCATGCCCTTCTTAATTTCACACTGTGCGCTATAGTGCATTCATCAATATCGTTTTCTACGTTTTTGATTTTCCGAATACGCTCTTTTTCTTCTTCGTTCTTTCTTACTTCTTCCAAGTACTTCTTGTCAGCCTTTTCTTTAAGAAAATCTTCCACCTTGTCATCGGCTATTACAAATGCCATGCTCTCACTCTCCCATCTTTGCAAGTGCTTCTTCTGCTTCGGCTTCTGTAAAGAAAATTGTTTTCCCGACACATTCCATTGAACAAACCGTTTTAGTCCAATCTCCTCTAAGTTGAACTGCGACTGCGATTTCCAACTTCCACTTTTTGTTTATAATGTCATACACTAAGCCAATAACTTTTATTTCATACATACCATCTTTTCTTTTTTGGTATAATGTATCTCCCACCTTGCAAGGCAATTCAATCAGCAATCCTTGTTCTTGCTTGTCATCCAAAGACTTCAATTTCTCTTGAACCTTGATAATGTAATCATTCTCCACATCATCAACCTTACCTTTGAATGTGTAGATGTTATCCACTAATCTCTCCATGCTTTACTCTCCCTTCTTATATGGTGGCAAAGGCATCCACGCAACCACAGTGTATTTACCAAATGGTGCTTGAGGTATCTCTCCAATCCAACCATCTTCTAAATGGTATTCAATAATTTCGTAAAAGCATTTTCCTTTGAAACTATCTGCTGTCCACCATACCAAATATTCATCTTGTTCTTCCGGCAATCGCTCTGTTACTGAAATCCACCCATTACCATATTCCTTTGCTACTTCCTGCACGATTTCGATTGCCTTTTGCCAAACATTTTTTTCTCCAATGACACTGTTGAAATCATAGTGTCCTTTTGCTTTTTCCGCTTCCAACCTCTCCAATATCTTCTCAATCATCACTTTGCCCCCTTTTAACCCAAAAATATAAATAGCCACTCATAATGCATTACTTGGTCTGCAATATAGTTTATTCTGCCGTATCTAGCCTTTAATGCATCAATCACAATATGCGTTATAAAAAGAACCGCAAGTCGCCATGTAAATCCAAAGCAAATGTAAAACGGAAGAATATATAAGGCACAATGCACTATCAAGTGATATTCTTGTTCTCCAAAACGTATATAGTGAAGGGTGGCAACACAAAGTCTAATCATAAGCCGCCTAGTTGAAAGGTAACTCGTCAGAATCGATGTCCGATGGGATGTTCATGAACCCATCACCTACAGAACTTGGTTCCGGTGCCGATGGTGCATTATCCTGAGTCTGTGCCTTGCTCTCTGCAAATTCCTGAGAGTCAATAATTACATCTGTTGTGTACACCTTCTGACCATCCTTGTTTGTGTAGGAACCGGTCTGAATGTGACCTTCTATCACAACCTTTGTTCCCTGCCGTAAATACTTCTCAGCAAACTCTGCATTGTTCTTGAATGCCACGCATGAAATAAAGTCTGCGCTTGGTTCTGAACTGTTCTCCTGCCGCTTGCCTCTTCTGTCTACCGCAAGCGTATAACGTGCAATTGCCATTGCATCTGCTCCCTGCGAATATCTCACATCCGGGTCTCTTGTTAATCTTCCCATTAAAATCACTCTGTTCATTCTCTTTTCTCCTTTTCAATGTAATTTCTGCCGAAGGTGGAAACGAAGTCTACCCCCGGATATTCCTCTCGGAATCTTTCTTGCGCATACTGTTTTAACTTTGTGTCAAACTCCTTGTTGAAGTGAACCCCTTCGGCACTTCCGTTGTGATGCAGATAGCACAATGGGACATAGAGTCCGTACTTTTCCGACCACTTTCTGTTCGATGCTCCGAACACATGGTGCTTGTGTGGATGCGGTCTACCGCATACCATACAAAACTCCATGCTTCCGACTAATATGCTCTGCTTTGCCATGCCGCCACCATCCTTTGAATCTGATTTGGAGTCATCGTATCGATGCCTAACTCCTTTGCATCTGCCACTGTTCCTTCAATCAAGATGCTCATCTCTTTTGAGTCGAGCGTGTGCGAACCTCTGTATATCTTGTAGAAGGTCGCATCTTCGACATACTTGACCGGAATACTGTGGATGCTCTCAAGTTCAATCATGTACTCCACCGGAGCATTGCTCTTGTAAATCAGAGGAGAGCCATCAGGCAACAACTCAGGCTGACCATACTTGGTAATCAGAATGTTCTTTGCCTTTGCCTTTGAGATGGTCGTCTTGTCCGCAATCTTTCCGACAAGAACGTGGAAATATGCATTTGCATCCAAGGACCGCTTCTTCCGGTGCTTGTCCGCTTTGATGTCGATGGTCTCCATCTGTGCAAGTGCATTAAGGTCATCCACCGGTGCCGTATCAATCTGAAACGTGATATTCAGTTTTCCGCTTATGATGTCCTTCGTGACCGAAGTTAATCTTCCGGTTGTTTCCATGCTTACATCTCCACAATCTTCTTCCAATTATCCGTAGCATTCTTAAACTGTTTTTCTGTCATGTTTTCGAAACTACTTAACTTGTACAACTTGAGGACCTTTTCTTCCGGGATGCCATCTTCGGCACACTTCTTCTTGATAATGTTTACCTTGACCGGAGCAATCTTCATGCTTGCGATATCTTCCGCTTTCCGCTCAAACTCCTTCTGCTTCTCTGCTTCTGCCTGAGCATTCTCGTCTTCATCATCAGAATCCTTTGAATCATCAAGCAGGAACAATCCGTTCAAGGCATACTTTCGTGCATAAGAAGAAGCGGTACCGGTAATCTGTGAAGCATCCATACCGGACTTTTCCAAAGGTTCTCTTGCGTAAGCGGTAACCGAAAAAGTTTCTTTTGTTTCAAGGTCACATAATGTTGCCGTAGCCTTGACATAAACTCTCCCACCGATTTCCACGATTTCGTCCGTCAGATGAAGCGTACACTTCTGTTCTTCCAAGAATGGTTTTGCCGCTTCATAAATGCTTTCTACATTGCGGTAATTGAATTTACCAAACTTGTTGTAAAGATTCTTCGGTGCTTTGATTTTTGTCTGAATTTCCATTAACTTCTTTTGCATACATCCATCCCCCTAACGCTCTGTAAATACAAAGTTGTTCGAAGACAACAACTGAAATAATCTGTGTTTCTGACTTGGAGTGACGAAGAATTTCAACTCCACTTCAAGTGTCGGTTCTGCCTGATTCTCACCAAACGGAAGGAAACCTTCACTTGCTTCTTCTTTCTCCGGTTTAAATGGAACATATTCTTTATCTTCCGGTTCAAACGGAAGGACTTCTTTCTCCGATTCCTTCTGTGCTTCAAACTCTGCTTTTCTCTTTGCCTGCGCTGAAAGTCTCTTCGTTTCTTCGATTGCTTCTGTGATGTCAAGTGTCTGCTTGTACTTCTCGATTGCTTCAAACGAATACTCCGAAAAATCCTTTAAGATGTTAAGTTCTCTTGTAAACTGCGAATCAAGTTCTGTAATCTTCTCACGGACCTTCTTCATGGTAGTAGAAGCGTTCAGCCATGCATCATCCCATGCCAACTCAAACAAGTCAGGATTCTCGGTATTGTTTGCTATGTACTCCGCAATCTCTGTCCGTTTCTTATATTTCTGTTCCTCTTCGTATTGCTTAACTCTTGTGTCGATAATCTCGATTGGTTTGTCGATGATACCAATAAGTTCATTTACCTTTGCCTTAAACTCAAAAAATGGCTTATTGTACTCACGCTCCAACTCAAGTCTTCTTGCGTTGATGCTCTTTTTCAGATTGTTCAAATCTGCTCTGTCTTTCTTTGCTTCCTTTACGGTATCATCCGTATATACGCAGGATGCGTACTCATCCATCATCTTCTGCAGTTCCGTCTTGATTTCCTCATAATTGAAATCGATAACTGCAGGCACTTCGTAATTGTTAAGTTTAATCTCCATACTCATTACTCTTCATCTCCTTCTTCTGTGGTTTCTTCTGCAATTGGCTCAGGATAAATTGGCTCAACTTCAAACTCGACTTCTGTCTCTGCCGTTTGCATTGTCACATCAATAAACTTCGTTGCGGCTTCCATTGCCGGGAACATAAAGGAAATTCTGTCGTACTTATGCACTTTTTTTACTGTCACTCTTACTTTCATTGTCTTTACTCCTCTCATTCTTAGATTTCTTCATGCCATTCAAAACCAAGACAAACCATTATTGCACCGACTACCATCACCGGAACTCCGATTACGAAGTTAGTCATCTGCTTGTCCATTGTTGTTTCGCATCCGCAGATGCAAAGACCTGCAAGCGCAATCAAGAATCCGATTGCCATTGCGATGCTCTTAAACGTTTTCATCTTCTGTACCCCCACCCATTCTGCTCTCGATGTTCTCCAACGTTACTCCGTCTGCCTTAAGTTGCTTGCCTCTCTTTTCCATGGAACGCAACTGATAACAATACTGTCTTCTTCTGTACAGAATCTGTTGCTCCTTCTTTGCGAGTTTTACTTCCTCTGATGCCTGAAGTCTTGCGATTTCAATTTCAACCTCTGCATCTGTCATCCATTCTTTTGCCATTTCTCTCGTTCCTTCCTTTCTCTACGGCAAGTAAAAACTCTACCGTACCTCTTTTGATTGCTTCCATTCTTCTGTTTCTTTCTTCTTCTGTCAGCACCGGTCTTTCTACCGTGACGATAAATGTAGGCATTTTACTTACCCCCTTTGCTTACACGGTATGAACTACCGCTTGTTCGTGTTTCCTACTTCTTTTTCTTATGCTTGGATTTTTGCTCACGCTTGATGTTGCTCTGAATGATTCCTTCTGCATATCCCATAAGGTAATCACGCTGACTTTCGTTTGCCTGAGATAAGGCATCTGTGAGACTTGTTAAGATTTTCTTGCTTTCGTCACTCATTTTGGTTCTCCTTTCCGTTTGGTGATATTTTCTAGTTGCAATTGTTACTGTTTTCTGTGTTGCTGAACACAGACTATCATACGTTTTTGTGTTTGTCAACACTTTTTTTGACATTATTTTTGCAGAAATGTGTTGCGTTACACAAAGAAAAGTGATATCATGGAAGTGAGGAAGGTGGTGAAAAAAATGCACACAAGGATAAAAGATGTACGAACATCATTAAAAATGAATCAATCAGAATTTGGGAAAAAGATAGGTCTCTCTAGGGACACCATTGCAAATATAGAAGGAAATCGTATTGAAATTAAAGATTCTTTTATTAGATTGATTTGCATGGAATATAACGTGAACGAAGATTGGTTACGGACCGGAAAAGGTGAGATGTTCCTCGATATGTCTTTAGAGGAAGAGATTGCAAAACTGACTATCGACCTTCTTAAAGAAGAAGACGATAGTTTTAAGAGCAGATTGATTTCCGTTCTGTCAAGAATGACACCGGAAGAATGGAAGTGGCTCGAAGAGAAGGCAAGGGAAGTTGTTGGGATAACAAAAAAAGAGTAGCCTTTTCAGACTACTCTATCCTTCAAAAATTCTTTACACAATATGTATAGATACTGAAGGAATTTTTCATTATCAATTTTCCCTAGTAACTCAATAATTTTACTTTTATAGTTCATACAATACCTCATAACTCACACTGTGATACTAAGATAGCGATGTCTAAATTATATCAAACATTCGTTCGAGTTTCAAGAGGAAAAATAAACTATAGTCTTAATCCGATTGTACTTGCCCTATGTGTTCTCCTGAATACATTATAGCGACACAAAACCTCGCTTTTCACTTTTTCAAGGAGTGCAATAGTATGATTATCAATCATAACAACGCTCCTTTCTGCATGAGGTATATTTTGTTGTATAACAATAGTGCTATACAATTCGTATAATAATACTAAACTAGTAAAAAATCAAATTAATTTTTAGCAAAGAAAAAAGAATTTTAGAAAGGATGATGCTATTGTATTATCAACAACACTATACATTTAAACCGGATGAAACTCTAGAGTATTTGCGTAAGTCTCGTTCTGACGAGCCTAATTTGACCGTAGAGGAAGTTTTAGAGAAGCATTCGAGGATTTTATCGGATTGGGCAGAAAAGAACCTAGATGGTCCAATACCGGAAGAGAATATATATCGTGAAGTAGTTTCCGGGGAGACTTTAGATGGAAGACCGGAAGCGTTGAAGATGCTTAAAAGAATTGAGTCTCCGAAGATTAAAGCAATTCTGTGCGTTGAGCCGCAGAGACTATCGAGAGGAGACCTTGAAGATTGCGGAAGGCTGATTAAATTGCTCCGCTACACTTCTACCAAGGTTATTACACCGGTCAAGATTTATGATTTGGAAAATGATTTCGACCGTGAAGCATTTGAAAGAGAATTAAAACGAGGCAACGATTACCTTGAATACTACAAAACCATACAGAAGCGTGGAAAGATGGCGGCAATAGAGGACGGATGCTTTATCGCAAACAAACCACCTTACGGATACAAGAAATTGGTTCTCAAGGAAGGTAAGCGGAATATCCACACTTTGGAGATTGACGAAGAAAAGGCACAGATTGTCCGCATGATATTCGACTTGCACGTTAATCAGAACATCGGTCTTGGCAACATTGCAACAAAACTGAATCAGATGGCAATCCCTTCCCCAAGTGGAAATCATTGGACATATAATGGTTTGCGTGACCTTGTAGCAAATGAGCATTATGTAGGGAAAATACGATGGGATTACAATAAAACCGAACATATCGTTGAAGGCATGGAAATCCATACCGCAAGATTAAAGAACAAGGAATATCTGCTTTTCGATGGCAGACATGAAGCCATCATTGATGAGGACACATTCTACAAATGCTATGGAAAACGCAAGCAGGGAAAACCAAGAATCAAGAGTGACTTGGAATTAAAAAATCCTCTTTCCGGTCTTGTGTTCTGCAAAAAATGTGGTCATGCGGTTACACTTAAGCCACGGTCCTTACGAAATGCCGAGCCACGATATATGTGCAACAGACAACACATCTGCGGATGCGGTTCTGTTCAGGCTGATTATGTACTGAAGGAAGTGGCAAACACACTGCGAGAGAACATCGAAAACTTCGAAGCGGAAATGAGTCTCAATGACAAGCAGGCAATAAAAAGACAGACCGACACGATTGCATTATTGGAACGCAGATTGCAAGAATTAGAGGACAAGGAAATTTCTCTTTGGGAAAAGTATTCAGAAGAAGATATGCCGAAGGCAATCTTTGAAAAACTAAAAGAGAAGGTACTTGCCGATAAAAAAGCAGTAACCCTCTCTTTGGTTGAGGAACGAAATAATGTCATTGTTGTCAATTATGAGGAACGAATTGCTACCTTTAAAGCCGCACTCGATGCTCTGCTCGATGATACAGTATCAGCAGAAGAGAAGAACAAACTGTTGAAGTTATGTATCGAAAGAATCACCTATTACCGAGACAAAAGCACTCGTCTGAAAAAGTCTTCCGAAGAGACTAATGTCAGAGGATGGATGCAGGCACCGGTAGAACTCCATTTCAAACTAAACATTTAAGCCATTTCTCGCATGAGGATGGCTAAATTGTTTGAATTTTGTAATATACATCATCTGCGTTTAGTTTCTTCCGTACGTAGATGATG